CTCATGCTATTACTGGTCAAGTTTGCATTATGATTAGAATTGTTTCTACAGATGATGAGAACCCATTTGATATTAATGAAGTTTCATCCAGAATTTCTATTGAATTAAATAAAGAAGGGTTTACAAGTGCTGTAGACTATGTTATAATACAAGTACCAAATATAGTTAACGTTAGTTATGGGCGAAATGTTGGTTATACATTTACTGAGCATGATCTTGGTAAAGAAATACATGATATATCAGCAACAAAAATTCGTGCTAAAATGAAAGAAGAAGGTACTCTTGCAAGCTAATATAGAACAAACGATTCTTCGCAATCTTCTGACTGATGAAAAGTACATGCGTAAAGTGTTACCTTTTATCAAGCCAGATTATTTCCAAGGTGCTTATCGGTCTCTTTTCAAGGAAGCCGGTAAGTACGTTGGCAAGTATAATAAGCTTCCAACTTCAGAGACTCTCGTTATTGAGTTACAAGAGTCTTCGAATATGTCTGACGAACAATTTCAAATGTCTATGGATATTATTCCTCAATTGTTTAGTACAGATATAATTGATCAAGATTGGCTACTTGATGCTACAGAAAAATGGTGTCAAGATCGCGCATTATATAACGCTGTTATGGAATCGATTTCTATTATTGATGGTAAGCATGAAGCACTTACTAAAAATGCATTACCTGATATTTTATCCAAAGCATTAGGAGTTTCATTTGACAAAAATGTTGGACATGATTACATTGAAAATGTTGAAGAACGTTATGAATTCTACCACACAGAAGAAGACCGAATCCCCTTTGATCTCGATTACTTTAACCGAATTACAAAGGGAGGTGTACCGAGCAAGACTCTTAATATCTGCCTTGCAGGTACTGGTGTCGGCAAGTCTCTCTATATGTGTCACCTTGCTTCTGCTGCATTAACAGAAGGTCGTAATGTACTATACATTACTATGGAAATGGCTGAAGAAAGAATTGCTGAACGTATAGATGCTAATCTTTTGAATGTTCCTATTGATCAATTAGAAAATTTATCAAAAGACTTGTTTACTACTAAGATAAATAATCTTGCAACTAAAACAAATGGCAAACTAATTGTTAAAGAGTATCCAACTGGATCTGCTCATGTAGGTCATTTTAGAGCTTTACTAAATGAACTAAAACTAAAGAAGCAATTTGAACCTGATGTTATTTTTATTGATTACTTAAACATTTGTTCTTCTTCAAGAATGAAAGCAATGGGAGGATCGATCAATTCTTACACGTATATTAAAGCAATTGCAGAAGAGCTTCGAGGTCTTGCAGTGGAATTTGATGTGCCTTTATGGTCAGCTACACAAACGACTCGTTCTGGGTTTTCAAATTCGGATGTTGGTTTGGAGGATACATCTGAGTCTTTCGGTCTACCAGCTACGGCGGATCTTATGTTCGCTCTTATCTCGACGGAAGAACTAGAGCAAATGGGTCAACTAATGGTAAAACAATTGAAAAATAGATATAATGATCCAACTCAACATAAACGTTTTGTTATTGGCGTTGATAGATCAAAAATGAGATTATATGACGTTGATGAGCAAGAGCAAACTTTAACTGATGATACTCCTGTATTTGATAACTCTCAATCTGGTCAAAGAGTTTCATCAGAAAAATTTGGAGATTTTAAGCTATGACACCCTTTTATACTAAAATTCCACCAAAAGAAAATTGGTGGCAACATTATTGTCATGCACAGCAGGATATTATGTCCTTTGAAAAAGGAGTAGAATGTGATTGGTGTGGCATGACAGAAGAAACCATTAAGAAAAATAAAGAAACAATTGATCGTATGAAGCAATATGAAGAGTGGCGTAACGATGAACGTAAGACTAATTAGCTATAGTCAACCAGTAGAAGGAGAACTTTATGTCGGTGAAGATTTACAAGAGCTCGTCGCTTATTGCGCCCGTGTCTCGAATCCGTCCAACCAAACAAACCATGAAACGTCCGAAAGACTCCTCACGTACCTCGCTAAACACAAGCACTGGTCGCCGTTTGAAATGGTTAGCGCTTGCCTAGAGATTGAAACTACTCGAGATATTGCTCGTCAAATCTTAAGACATAGATCATTCTCATTCCAAGAATTTAGTCAGCGCTATGCAGATCCTACAGAAGATCTTAAGTTTATGTTTAAGGATGCTCGTCTTCAAGATCACAAAAATAGACAAAACAGTATTGAGACTGATGATGCCGATCTAAGACTTGAATGGCTGAAACAGCAATCTGAAGTAGCAGTAGTATCTAAGAAAGCATATAAATGGGCTATCGATAACGGTATAGCTAAAGAACAAGCTAGAGCCGTTTTGCCAGAAGGTAATATGGAATCTCGTATTTACATGAATGGTACTCTTAGATCATGGATGCATTACATTGAACTTAGATCTGGCATAGAAACACAAAAAGAGCACAGAGAAATTGCTGTAGCATGTGCTAATTCTTTAATAAAAATATTTCCTCTTATAAAAAAAATTACAAGTGATTGATTTCATTAAATATGTAAATGCACTTTTTTGTGTACATTTGTGCCAGAATAGTGTATAATATATCTATAAAATGAAAAGAGGAAATCAAAATGTCTAAGCCAATCTCGAATGCAGCCTTCAAGCGTATGATTCTTTCTATGAGTTCTAAAGAAAAGCAAGAATCAATTGCTCGTCAACTTCGTGTTCTTCCACGTTGGATTGAAGAAGAATACAATCGTCCAATACAAAACGAAAAAGTTATCAAAGGTCTTCAGTCAAAGCTTCGCCTGGTTGAAAAGCTTGCAACAGACGAGTTGTTTTTCCATGCTTAAACATCTCTTTGTCATTGGCTGCACTGCAGCATTCGTAGGCGGATTTGTTACAGGCAAATCTGCATTTGCTGGTCATCATACTGATTTAGATGCTCAAGTTAATTGTCTTGCTGATAATATCTATTGGGAAGCTCGCAATCAACCGACTAAAGGTATGATTGCTGTAGCTTTAGTAACTCGTAATCGCGTTCTTGATGATCGTTATCCAAATACATATTGTGGTGTAGTTGAGCAAGGACCAACTCGTGAATCTTGGAAAACACCAGGAACATATTATCCAATCAAAAACCGCTGTCAATTTAGTTGGTATTGTGATGGAAAGTCAGATATTATTCCTGAGTATGATTTAGATGTTTATGAGTTGGCTCGTATAATCGCCTTTAAGGTTGTAGGTAGATCACCTATGAAAGATTTCACTAAAGGCGCAACACACTATCATGCAACATATGTTCAGCCCGCTTGGGCAGAAACAAAGACACGCACTATACGCATCAAAGACCACATCTTTTATCGTTGGGAGAAATAAATGATACGCGATCTAAATCGGTCAACACCTTCTGTAACAATACCAAAAATTCAATATAAATTTAATGAAGCAGAATTAATTGCTGAATTTAAAGACTATATTGATTCCACATATGGTGGTCACTATTCAAAAGATAACTTCCAAGCCACAGAGTTTATTATTGACGGTGGTCATGGCACGGGTTTTTGTATTGGTAATGTTCTTAAGTACGCGCAGCGTTATGGAAAGAAGGGTTCTGCCGCAGACGCTCGGAAAGACTTAATGAAGGTTTTGCATTATGCGCTGATTCAACTTTACGTGCATGATTCTGAATCTTAGGGTTAATAACCATTGGTTCTGTTGGAACTGAATGTCCTAAGTCTATTTTCATCTTATAAATTCTAAGTTTGATATCATCTATTCGATCTTCTAAGTCGCCATTGTGATTTAGAAGATCTCGCTTTTCTCTCATATTAGTAATTTTTAATTTAATTATGTCATTAATTTCAATCATAAAGATTTACTCTCTCATCTCCAACGTCTACATATTTTGGTAGACAATAAGCAGTTACTCTATCTCTTGGATCTATAAATTGTGAATAGCTATAATTACCATAAGTTTTTACTATTTTAGATGCATACCAATTACAGCTATTTAAGTCTCTAAAAAACATATCTTGGCTAACAACTTGTCTAGAATCTCCTGTACCTAAATATACCAATAACAAAAATACATGTTTCACTTTAAGCTCTCTTCTAAACTTTCCATCATTTCTAAAATACTAGGAGCATCTTTATCTGGCTCATATACGCAAGATAAAGTTCTAGGGCACTGCTCAAATTTATCTACGAAAATGGTTTCTCTTGTCTTATTTGCACCTTCGTACAAACATATTTTTTGTTCTTTTACTACTTTTCTCTTAGCTAAACGACATGTAGTCATTCGCTTTTCTTCAACCATTCCTCTCCATAACTTTTGCATAGGAGTCCAATCAACAGCATTAGCTGTTGGTATATATGCAGCAAATGATAAAAACAATATAAAGAATAAGATGAGTAGGCTATTACCTATTATGACATACAATTTCATGTAACACCTAATTTAACGAAATGGCAAACCAAAGAAGACCGATAAACGATCCAGCAAATAATATAATAGCTAATACAATAGCTACTGCTTCTAAAAACTTTCTACGTCTAGCTGCCTGTTTGTAAATTGTTTCTTGGCGCTCCTTACGAATTGTTCCTTCCATACGAACTAGTTCGTCCCATGCACTACGACCTAAAGTAAACCCAATATAATTTTTAAGTTCTTCTCTCATTTGTTCTGCTTTTTTCTTAGCAGCAAATATTTCCATTGCTTCTTGTTCAACTGAACCCTTAAAGGCTAGTTTCTTAAATATTGGAGGATTTTTTGCCTGCTTTTCAGCTTCACTTAAATCAGACATAGCTGACATCCAGCGCCCAAGGTCACCTGCCATGGACTCGATATCTCTACCGATTGCAAAGCCCTTTTTCAGTACGCCGAATGCAGCAGAAGCCGTTGCTAATGCTGATACTGGATCTACCATGGTAACCTCTAAATAAGTATTGCCATAGTCTATATCAATTGAAAATATAATTCGCTCTTTACTTTATTTATATGTTTACATTCTCAGAAGAGTGTGATATAATATATAATATTATAGTGATGAAACAGACTGAAAGATAGGCCGGACGCGGGGGCAGTACCCGCCGCCTCCACCATAAGCACACTAGGAGATCATGGTTAAGATAACTAAAGAAAATACACCTAACAAATACATAAGATGGTTTTGTTGGATCATACAATTTAGATATGTGTGGGACATTACTACATTACTTGAAAAGTATTTGCCTATGGAAAAAGTGTACAGGTTTTTAGGCTTTTGGTTATTTTGGCTATTGTGGTTTTGTATGATGATGTTTGTCTTATACAAGATTACAGGAAGCATGGATTTTCTCCTTTGGTTCGAATAGTGTTCTTATGATGGGGGCGAAATAGGATCGACGGATATTGGATAGGAACGTGGAGCTATCCCGCGCAAGCTGGGTTAACGCAAGACATGACTAAATGCAAACGATAACTTTGCTCCTGAGATGCGCTTAGCTGCGTAATCTGTGGGTTGGCCACTTACCTAGAAACAGAAAAGTGGTAACTTTTATAAGCTGTTATATAAATAGAGATATAATTAAAGGAGAGCTATATGCCGCCAAGAAATCATAAGAAGTGGTTAGAGACACCGAACATAGAATATATCTCAAGCGAATGCTATAATAACCAGCAAATCCATGACCAAGAGATGGAACAAATCTTTAGTAAGGTTTGGATCCCTATGTGTCACATTTCTGAAATGCGTAACGAATTAGACTATCGAACAACGCAAATAGCAGGCGTTAATGTTATTGCATACAACACAGGTAACGGTGTTCGAGCATATCGCAATTATGGCAGTTGGGCACCTAGTGGTACACTGGCTGCGCCTATAGTAACTGTTGAACCACAATTGCATTGCGAAGTAAAACACGGTGGAATGGTATGGGTCACGCTAGATCCGAATCCATCGCAGTCTGTAGAAGAGTGGACAGCAGGAGCTTTTGACTGCATCGCTGATGCGATTGATACCGAAGAAATGGAAGTTTTCCATTATCACAAGTCAATCATTGATACGAATTACAAGCTTTGGCATGACACAAACAGCGAGTTTTATCATGACTTCATGCACTACCATAACCGTGTGACGGGCTTTAACGATGCATATTTTGCACGTAAGAACATCCCATTTGACAATGGTCACGTGAATGTAAGTAGCTTTACAGTGCAATATGAAGAGTATGAAGGCTTTGAAGACAGAGGTGAATTGTCATTCCCTAACCTGCCACCAAACCAGTGGTATATGGTTGACCTGTTCCCCGGCTTTAACTTCAACCTCAGAGGCAGTGCATATCGATCTGATAGTGTTACACCTCTTGGACCAAATAAAGTGTTGATTGAATTCCGCGGATATGGCCTAAAGAAAGATACACCAGAAGAGCGTGCAACCAGAATTGAGCACCATAATTCGATTTGGGGCCCATTCGGTCGTAACCTGCACGAAGATCTAATTGGCGTTGCTGGTCAAGGTACAACTATGCGTGAAGGTACAGAGGCAAGACGCATCTTACATGGTCGCCATGAAAACGGTACTATTCATGATGAAGTGGGTATGAGGCATTACTATGCAGCTTGGGGTGATATGTTAGGTGTAGATCCAATGAGACCATTGGCAGCATAACTTTGTAATCTGTGGGTTGGCCACTTACCTAGAAACAGAAAAGTGGTAACTTTTATAAGCTGTTATATAAATAGAGATATAATTAAAATGAAGACTTTAATATATCAATATTACTATTCCCTTCCAAAAGGTCAGCACACTTATCACATCATGAAAGACGAGAATCAATATTATGAGTATTCTCGTCAATCGATTTGCAAATATGCTAAAGAAAAAGGACATGATTATAAATTCTTAAATCAAAGACATGAAATTTCTCCTTTCTATGGAATCTTTCTTCCTTTTACAGAAGGATGGTGTAAAGATTATGATGCTATTTGTTGGATGGACGCCGACATTTTAGCCACACAAAATGCTCAAGATATTTTTAGTCAATACGATTCAGCACGCATTTCAGCCTATTTCATGAAAACTCAAGACCGTTGGGAAAATTCTAATATTAGTGAGTCGTGTGGATGGTTTAAAAACAAAGGTCACATTAACTCAGGCGTTGTAATTTTTCCGAAGTCAGTTTACAAATTTATTACAAATTATGTACAAAATCTTCAACACCTTCATGATACTCAAGAAAAACTTGAAGCATCTTTAGGACATTTTGATCAGGCAATTGTTAATAAAATTGTAAAAGAATTAGATTCATATAATCAAATGTGTAATCATTGGAATTATCATCTCGGAAGATATCCTCATCAAGATAGATTTGACACAAACCTAATACATTATTGGCGTAAGTATAAAACTATGTTGATTGAAGATTTTAAGGACGAAAGAATTATGAAATGAATTCTAATAAAAATGTGCTCTTCATAGGAGCTCGTAAAAGAATTGAACCTTTTTTTAATTACTGCAAATCTAAGAATTATAGTACATATGTTTATGAATATTCTCGTAGTCCATCTAATGTAAGCGAACGTATGTTCAATGAAGCTCACGATTCCATTAATAATTTTATTCCAGATCAAATCATTCTAGGTAAATGCAATCACGCACAAATTGAGTTTGATTACCTACAAGCCTTCGGATGTGATGTATCATATAATGAAGAAGTAAAGGATTTCTTTCTTTCTAAAAGTAAACAGGATGAAATTTGTAATGAAATAGGTATACCCACAGTATCTAATGTCAGTGATAAAGTAATAGTTAAAGAAGATGTTGCCGGCAACTCAGGCGGTGAAAATTTTTATATTACAAATAGACAAAAGGTTGTGGGGGATAATATTTTCGTACAAGATTATATGGATATTGATAAAATTATATCAGTACACGTATATGCAGATAAAAATGGCAAATGGCACATCATGACTTATGGCTGTATGGAGTATAAAAATAATCGCAACATGAGATATCATACTCCATTCTTCCCTGTAGATGATCATATACATAATTGCGTAAATAAACTTCAGCAAAGGCTACATGTAAATAATAAGATACTTTACTGGCAATTCCTCAACGGTTATTATCATATGGATTTTAATTGTAGAGTAAGTGGCGGTAATGAAAACGGAACATTTGATACTGATATAGGAAATTACAGTTTTTCAGAATGTGTATTTGAAGGAAAGGTGCCAAATGAGATTAGATACACTCACAGAGTCAAACTTGAATACACTAACCCCAGGAGATTCGGATACTCCTCCTGTAGTAGATCTAGGATACCACTTGTATATGATAAATCTAGTGAACGATATGAAGAAGTTGCCTCTTGAAAAACAATTGGGGATACAAACAGCCGAAACCCCAGATGATGATTGGTGGAGAAATGAAAAAAAGTATATAATCCCAGTATACGATACTCTTTACATCAATAATATTATGGAAGAATTGCATATGTGTAGAACACGGGTTATGAGAATGGCACCTTGTTCCACTTATTCATTTCATAAAGACCTTACACCGCGTATTCATATCCCTATACAGACTGATGAAAAGGCTGTATTTATCATCGAGGATAAAATATATCGCTTAAAACCAACTCGAGTTTATTGGGTTGATACAACGCGTGAACACAACTTTGTTAACGGTAGTTACAATGAACGTATTCATATTGTAGGTGCTCAAGGTTGATTTATTCATATCCTTTTAATATTATTAAATTTGATGCTATGTTTCCAAATCATGTACACGAAAAAATAATGACTGTACGTGATGGTAACAACTGCGGTAAGCTGTTTCACATACACACTCAATGTGGTTATACATTCCTAGCAGGTTTACAAGTTACTAAAAACGGCGAGTATTGCAATATCGATATATCGCAATGGGCATATGATAAAGGTATTATTAAAGAGACGTGGAACAAAAAGCCGAAAGTAATGAAACCTATTGATCATACTATTGATAATGATGGGTTACGTGTAGTGTTAGATATGATTGACGGTTTACGTTCTTATGATTTATTTGATATGAAATCTATGAATATGGAAGAACATTGGACGGCAGATATGAAATGGTATGGTCCATACGTAATGGGACGCTGTGACGGAATGAAAGAATTTCAAAACAACTATCAAATAAAATGGTTAAAAGCGTTTCCTAATAGAACAGGTTGGCTAGGTGAAAATAAAATTCAATATAGCCAAGGCAATTATGTAGCAAGTATGGGTTATCCATCTATGAGAATGTCTCACGAAGGAAACTTCCTAGGCGTACTGGCTACCGGTAGTGATATAAGACCCTATGTAATGGATTTTTGGACTGTTAAAAATGGAAAGTGTCATCAGAACTGGGTAATAATTGATATCTTAAACATTTTGCGTGAGACAAGCAATGAAATAAGAGACGATATTGATAAGAAAATTAAGACATTTTTGTATAAATGAAAGAAAATTTAATATTACAATTTTGGTCTGAAGGAGAAGGATGGCATAGTAAACCAGAAATGGTTAAAGAGTCATCTACATCTATTCAAGCGTATGCAAAAAAAATAAATGCAGATTATAAACTTATTACTACACGTAAATATCCAAAATATAATATTACTGTTGAAAAACTTCAAGCACTGGAATATATAGAATATGATAAAGTTGTAATGATGGATTGTGATGTATTTGCTATAGGTGATGAAAACATATTTGATCAATTTAATCACTTTGCTGGTGTACAATGGCAATCGCTGACTAATATTCCTAAGATCAACGGTGGAGTAGTATGTTATTCATCGGATTTTATACTTGAGTGGTATACATGGATTCAGAATCGTATTAAGCAATTAAAAGAGTTAAAATCAGATTACTTATGGGCATATACAGATGAAAAAGTACTTAGTGCATTGATTCGTATGACAGATGTAGAGGTTTTAGATCCTAAATGGAACTGGTTTGACAGACCACTTGAAGAAGGTGTACAATTATGGCACAAAAAGTCGTAATATTTTCTCAGCCTAGATCAGGATCTACATGGGTAGTTGGTTATATTAAAAATATATACGAACCAAATGCAGAATATTTTGGTGGCCATTATCGTCGACGTGTAGATATAATAGAGTCAAAAATTAAAAACATAGATCTTAATAAAAGCCTTAAGATTTTTCCACAGCACCTTTATAGGCCATTTTCTCGAGAATATTATTATGATTATCGGGAATGGTTTAAAAATGCATTTAAAGATCATCAAATTATTATGCTTCAACGCCGCAATACTTGGAAACGATTTTTAAGCTGGGTTTTTCAACAACATACAAGCTGGCAGAGTCCACACAATTTAATAATTTATGAAAATATTACAGTAACAAAAAATAACTTAGATGATTTCTTTAATATGGAACGTATATGGAAAAACTTTGATGTTACAGATATGAATCCTATTCTATGGTATTATGAAGATTTAACACATAAATTTCTCAATGATTACTTTGGAACACCATATAAAGTAGAAGATAGTGTGAAGAAACTCACAAATAATTATGAGAGTTTTATTAATAATCTTGAGTGGACAAAAGAAGAATTTGGAAAAAGATTAATTAAAATATGATTTGGCATCTAGACTATAATTATGATAAAAAAAAGTTAGAGCAATACTTTTATGATAACTTTATGAGAGGTTCATGGTATCCTGCTGATGGAGATTCAACACACCAATTACTAATGTGGCACCTTTTTAATATTGATGAGATAGCGTTACCCATTATTAAAGATTTGAATTTAGAAGGTTTTAACATTAAACCACGTTATCGATGGATGCCTCCGCATAGAGGTTTAAAAGATCACATAGATATTGATAATGCAATAGGTATTAACCTTAATTGTCTTGATGACCCTATTAGTTTGCGGGTAAAAGGAAATGAGTATCCTTATGAATGTGCTTTAATTAATACTAGTGATTATCACGGCGTTACGCCGGTAGATCATGATAGACTTATTCTTAAACTGTTTATCAGAGAATCAATCGATGATGTGATGATTAGATTAAATGATCGTATTATTTCAACGTCTATCATTTAACTTTATACCATTCGTATACATCACTTGGCTCCTTCGACATGTATTTGCTAATACATGCTAAGATTAATTTGCCGTCACTACTATTATCTATAACAACCCAGTCGTTTGAGCCAGACGGAGATTTTACAACATCTCCTCTTACTAAAACTTTATGTCCCACTTTTTCTTGCAAGTTCATGCAGAACTCCTATTAATTGTTGTAGGTAACTATTATTTATCAAAAAAAAAATTTCAATTAAGTGCATTTTTTAGTGTACATTTACGCCAGAATAGTGTATAATATATCTATAAAATGAAAAGAGGAGATAAGAATGGGTAAAGTTAAGTCAATGTTGATGGATGCACAAGAGGCTTTTTATGATCTTGCTGACATCGAAGCGATTGTTTCTGAATCTGAAACATTTAGCCACTTTAATTTAAAGCTAGCTGAAACTCCTGGCATGATTGAGTTTATGAGAGAAGTTGGCCATTCAACTTATCAGTACATCGTGACTGATACATGGAACGAATTTTGGAGTAACTATGTTTAAGTTTCTTATAGGTACCTTTGGTATGTTGTTAGTCGCATCTCTTCCAATTATGTTGGTGTGGTAATGAAAAATCCAGTCGCAAAATATCTGATGTGTGCTTATGCATATTATAAAGAGGATAGTCCTCTTATCTCAGATGCAGAGTTTGACGAGCTAGGCAAATGGCTTTCTGAAAACTATGATAGTGTCGAGCATATGCATAAGCATCTTATCACAAAGGGTGATCTCGAAGCTGGCACATTTCTTGGTGAATATCCATCGATGGTAATCGGTGCTGTGAAAAATTACAGAAAAAAAATGCAATTAAAGTGAAATTAACTGTGTACATTTGCTTAAAAATAGTGTATAATATATCTATAAAATGAAAAAAGCTGAGGAGCTAAACATGTTGAAAAAAGATGATATCGCAAAGATCTATGCCATTCTAAATAAAATGGAAGGCGATGATTTTAATACCGTTGCTCGTATGTTTAACGAAGCACGGAAAATGAGTGAAGCGAATACTGCTCGCTCTTTTACAACTGGCCAAAAAGTAAAATGGGTCAGTAGCAAAGCAGGTGCAATGGCTGGTACCGTTACGAAAGTCAATCGTAAAACTATCAAAGTTAAAACTGCCGCAGGTATGTGGTCTGTTTCACCTTCCCTTTTAAAAGCAGCTTAAGGAGCTATATTATGAATGAAGTCTTGATTTTACTTACTGGGTTTTTCCTAGGCGTAGCGATGATGATGATCATCGATTCTTTTACTATCTTGAGAGGTGACAAATAATGGCACATATGGTTGAAACAATGGCATATGCAGGACAGGTTCCCTGGCATGGTCTCGGTGTACCGGTCTCAAACGATTTGACTCCAGTACAAATGATGGATAAAGCTGATCTGAATTGGAATGTTCGTGAGCTTGAGTCCTTTATTGAATTTGACGGACAACGTCGATCTACTGGTCAAAAGTCTCTTGTACGAGAAACTGACGGTCGTATTCTGACTAATGTCGGTGAGAATTGGAATCCTGTACAAAATGAAACTGCATTCGAATTCTTTAATGAATACGTAATGGCAGGCGATATGGAAATGCATACTGCTGGATCTCTTAAAGATGGTCAGATGGTATGGGCACTTGCCAAAGTCAAAGAGTCATTCGAGCTCTTTGGTGGAGATCAAGTCGATTCGTATCTTCTTTTCTCTAATCCACATCAGTACGGCAAAGCGATCGATGTTCGCTTTACTCCAATTCGTGTAGTATGTAACAATACTTTGTCACTATCACTTGAGAGCAAGTCAAGTAACTCTGTGAAAGTCGGTCATCGCACTGAATTTGATCCACAGTCTGTCAAAGAAACTCTTGGCATCGCTAAATCAAAGCTTAATACGTACAAAGAATATGCTGAATTTCTTGGTAAAAAGCGATTCACTAGCGATTCTTACATCGAGTATCTTAACGAAGTATTTCCTCGTACTGCAGATAAGCGTGTACAAGGAAAAGATCTTTCAGTAGATACTTTGTCTCGTAATGCTAAACTTGCTTACGATGTTTTAGAGCAACAGCCTGGTGCAAAATATGCAGAAGGCTCTTGGTGGCAGGCATTTAATTCTGTCACATACATTACTGATCATGTACAAGGTCGTAATGCCGACAACCGTTTGTATTCATCATGGTTCGGTGGAAATCAAACTCGTAAAACTAACGCCTTGCAAAAGGCACTTGAAATGGCAGAAACCGCCTAAGGAGGGCATATATTATGAAAAGCTATACACGTGAACAACTCGAAGCAATGATTCAATTTGCGTCAAATAAACTTAACCAACTTGAAGAACAGCCGGAAATTGTTCTCAATTCTAAAGGTGCTGTTACATTCAAAAATTTAAAAGTAACTAAAGTAAATGGAAAGTCGCTTATTCTTTCAGATGTTGATGGGAATCAGTATTTGTTCCAAGGTAAACCACACAAAAATGGTTATACCAGCGGTGCACGAATTAATGTAAGAGTTGCATAATGACAGATGGTCCTTTTAAATCTGCTCTAGATCAACTACCAAGTCAAGGAGTGTATCAACACTCCTTGATTACCTATAGATATGTAAGTAGTCAGTTATATAAGATTACTAATACCCGTAGATATAATGTCGATGGTGATTATGTGGATACATATACCAGTGAACCAATTGGAGAAGGAAGTTCAGTATGAGTTATGAAAGAAGCGTGATGAGGGATACCAAAGCAATTGCAATGGGACTACCTCGCGTTAATGCTGAGATTGCTTTATGGGAAGGTAATCAAAAGAAAACTAAATCTATTAGACATCGTTTGTGGAGGCTGTATGAAGCTCAAAAGCATCTCATAGAGTCACCTGAAGATTCTGTGTCATTGGTAGATCAATTGAAAGCAATTAACAATGGATGATCGAAATCATATGAGATCAGTGCTTGTTCAACATTGGATGAATCTAAATCCTGATAATGATTGGGTTCAGCGTGTCGGAAGCATTTGGCTAGGTTCACTTATTAGAAGGAGAAATTGTAATGAAGGCTCATAAACTTGATATGATTGCTGATTGGGCAAAAGAAAATGGCATTCGTGGCTATGAACATTTAGATAAAAAAGAAGTAGCAAAGCGGCGAACTTATGGTATTCAAAAAACTCTAGAGCGAGAGCGTAAAGCCCGCGAAGAAAAGGGCATTTATGACAAATGACAAAAGAGGCGCAAAAGCTATGGAAGAAAGTAAGTAAAATGGATCTAGGAAATCCCATTATTACTACTTTAGTAGGTCTAGTCGTATTCTATGTAGGATTAAAAATGTTTTCAGGTGGAATGAAATCTATGGGAAACATGGAACATCTTGCATGGTTCCTCGGTAATCCGATCTATATGTTTGTAGGTGGAATTGT